ACGCCATTCGCACTCTGAAGGGTGGTGAAGCCTGTGAAGCTAAGCTGGCCCATATCTGTAAAATCTTGGGCAATTTGGGTGGACAACCAATTCTTATTCCAAAAGAAAGGTAGTGTCATCTCACCTCCTTCACTGTTAGCAGGGTAAATCCACATATGTGGCCTCTGCGAAATTGGTATAAACCAATTAAAACCACCACCACTTTGAATAGTAGATGGGGTTATATTGGGAACAGGAAGGTAGGAACAGAGCATCGCTCCATAATAAAACGGAGATGCATTGATCAACACTTTGATCTTCAGATTACAACGAACAAAAGCAAAGTTTGCAGTCTTAAGCTTAACATATTGGTTGTTGAAGAAAAGGTTCCACGGGTTTATCTGGAGAAGATTACCGGGCAAATCCGACTCATTCCACGTGAAAGTGGCTATTCTAACAGGTCGACTCAAGAAATCTTTCATCTGAGTTGAGGTTGTGGTGTCGGTATGAGATAGTCCATCGACATACTTAAAACCAGCACGATTACCAATATTCTCATCAAGAAACTGGACATTTTGTTCAGTCTCATGGGAGAGATCGGCCTGTTCAGAGGTTGCCACAACATCACCGGTACTTTGCGCCACGAGATTAAGTCTCCTCTTATAGAGGATCTCATCAGTGCAAGGTGGCACAAGTGCTTCATCCTCCCCAACAGGAGACAAGCGAGAAGCAAAATAGGAATGAGTGGTGGTATTAGGGGGGGTTTGAGCGAGCTGCGGCTCTCGCTCGACATGCCAAAACATAGGGCATGGACAGACATGTTGAATAACAGATAAAATTTCAGTTTGAGGTGGTCGGGTAAATTCAATAGCGTGTGAGACCCATCACATCGCCACCTATTAATCTGAAATCGTGGTCCAACCAACACTTCCCTAAATAGGGACTTTGAGGAACGCTCAGGTGGGACAATCTATAACATCCACGCTTCAACTAATATACAGACTAATAATACATATTGTGACAGTAACTATGATACAGAGACTCTTTTTGGTTTGTATATGGGACCTAGAGACAAGGCCCACTGGGTGGCTTAGGAGTTATCCACAACGACCGGTTCCGGTTTGATATCCCAGAACTGGTCATGCAAATACTGCCACGACCTCAGTGTGGTGTCCCTCGCATAGGGACGCAATCCACACTCGTCAATTAAAACCTCAAACAAGCGTGTCTTTTCTTCAAAGATCGTCTAGCCATGATAGTACTCCCGTTGAGCACTCTCAATAGTGGCAATCGCTTGTGCTTCTGGCGTAATCGAACGACTAACCACTCCAATCATAAGACTCTTAATGATGGAGGCTTCTTCTAATGGTGCACAGTAGGCCTTCAAGTCATTATCCCATCTCCAACCTCTCTTGAGGAAAGAGCATGTATCAATATGAACGTAGGGAACGGATT